TTTTCACTTAACATTACTTTTTCGTTAAGGCCATAACAACCGAGCCAGTATTATACTTTGCATTTATTATCCACTCTTTTTCGAACTCGGGATGGCAATTGCAGATAAACTGTCTTACTGCGCTTTCAACATCTTCAGGAGTTAAAACAATATCGCATGATTGATCGTTATAATTGTATTTTTCCATCGTTATTTATATAAATTTTTTATCGCAGCTGCTTTCTCTGGACTGAGTCCTGGGAGAGCCTGTTCAACTTCTTTTTTTGTAACCTTCATTCCTGTGCGCTCCTCAACCCATGCTAAATCAACCTCGATACCAGCTTGGCTCATTTTGTAGCAGATATCAGCTATCTTCATGATCTGATCGTCTTGTTGGCTTTGAGCTTCAAGAACTTCTTTGTCGTTCATGAATGCGAACACACATCCAACCGGGATGTCTAATCCATAACCTTGCAGCTTCGGAATAACGTGCGTGTTAACCACTTCCTCCATCCAGCTTGTGTCCTTTTTCTCTGTTGCTTCGATTGCTTCCATGGCTGACTCTTCCGATCCTAATTTACCAGCGATGGCATCAAGAGCCGAAGCATGGCCAAAGAACAGCTTGGATATTTTTTGCTCGCAGCGCTCTTCAAAATTGGCATAACCTTGGTTCTTACCGGATCCAGTTGGAGCGAACTGAAGTTCGATCTCATCCGTTGTGTCCATAAGAATGGCGGCGTTGCTTCCCATCTCCAATAAAGAGTTAAAGAAAACATCACGCTCGTAAGGATCCGTTTTTGTGGTTTTACCAACACGTGTCGGCTGGCCATAAAGCTCCAATGCGGTGGCGTTGTAACCCATATTATTACGGATCAATATCTCGTAATAGGCGGCTTTGTAAAGCAGTCCATATCCGCACTTAGAAGCGCCGATATCTGAAGGAGTATCAATCCAAATGGTTGACTCCATCCATGAATTGCCATCTTTATCCTTGGCAGCCGGGTCCAAAAAGTTAATGCCTGAAAGGCTATAAACCAAAGGCACCAATTGGTGACGATCCGGGGAAACGTTCCAACGTTTTAATATTTCTAAATCAGGGAACTGATCATTGATCAGGTCGTTTAATGCGATCAGCGAATAGCCATAATACTGAGCGTCGAACACGTAACTGAGCAAGTTACCAAACCATTGTTTTTGAATCAATGCGGTGGCCTTTTCGTTTACGTTTCCTGCTGAGTCCTTAATGCAGAAGCCCTTTAAAAGGGTTAAGTCTTTTCGCTTCGACATACAAGCCGAAACGTGGCCGTTCAAAACAGTGTCAATGAAAACACGCTGCATTTTAACCCGGTGCGGATACCATGCGAGCTCTGCCTCTTTTATAGCATCTCTCCAAATAAGTATGTCGACCTTAATACGGTCAAACTGAACTTTGGAGATGTAATTCCCTGCGCTCTTTGTTGTCTCCTCCCTAGCCTGAGCCGGTTGGTTCTTTAACGAAGATGGGAAGAAGTAACCAGTTACTCTTTTTATATCGTCTTTAAATGCCATCTTCTAAAAATCGTTTATACGGCGAACATCCGACCCGAAGCGAATCATTCCGTTGGTTTTTGGTTGTAAAAGAGGGATATCAGCAGTGACAACACCCTCAGCGATTGCTTGTAAATAAGCGGTTGCTGCAGCGTATCGGTCCATCCTCAATTGAGGGATATTTCTCGGTGCAATTCGGCTGTGTAAGTGATAAAGGCAAACGTCCATTGTCTTTTGAACAATCATCGCCGATCGGTTATCGCCTGCGGTCCATTTAGTTGCATCGCTTGTTAGTGTTCCTGCAGCAACCGAATAAGCAACGCCTGCGCCCCAGTATTTAGCTCCGTCGATCGGATCGTCGGGAAATACATTAGGAGCCGGGATACTTGCTATTCTGCCGTATTGCAGGGCAGTTTGGTGATCCATTGCTGGTGTATCGATCAAGGCTGTGTAAACTTTGTCTTTGTAGAAAACCTCGTCGTCCTTTGTGTAATATTTTTTGTAATTGAATTCCTCTGCAGGAAGCGTGACATAATACAGCTTGTATCTTGTGCCAACCTCAGCCCATTTAGCTGGATGAGTAACTGGCGTTTGACCTGCTGTTGTAAGCGTAACACAGGCCCACACTTTGCCGTCAGTGAACGCCATTAAGTCGTCAGGGTTGTAAACTGTCGCTGCGTTGTAAGCTGTAGCATCAAGCCACACGAGGTTGTTTCCCTTGTAAACAGTGTCAATATCCCACAAAGTTGTATCGGTAAACTCCTTAACAACGTCGTATTTTTGGGATAAATAGCCTTTAACTTCGGCTTCTGCTGCGACTTCCGCCTCTAAGCGAATAGTGTCGTCGCTTGCAATGATCTGGAGCATGTTTGCGTCCTGAATCGTCTTTGCATAGTCTTTATAACGGAGGTAAGGCATTAAACAAAATTAGCTATTTAAAACCAATGATGTAAATTACTAATATAGTTAAATAAAAAAGCCCGGAAATTAATCGACGGGCTTTTAATGGAAAGGGGAATTAATAACAATAAATCTTAAAGTAAAACAAACTCCGTGGCAAATGTAGTAATTATTTTTCACTTAAACAACCATCGTGAATTGTATCACATTTATCGGCAAGAGTAATGAATGCCCATCGATATTCCTTTAGTCTTTTGTTCTCACTTTTTAGTCGTTCAATTTCTTTAGAACGATCATCGGCAAGAAAATTACAAAATAGGAATCCGATTATAAAGGCAATAATGATCAATATATCTTTTCTGTCCATAAGTCAAATATACAACTTTTTTTAATAAGAATGCTTACTTGTGGCCGATCTTCTTTAATACGAGTTTTTACTCTGCAATGAACGTCCTTGTTTTATGCTAAAGTTTGCCCCTCCTTTTTGATACTGCTCATATTCGTTGGCGAATGCAGAAACCATTATGTACCTAAAACTATCCGAAATATGGCCATACTTCTCGTAAGACACACCTGTTTCTGGATCCTTTGTCTTAGGTTTTGCCATTGTTCCATCAGAAGCTTCTTTCACATAAATAAAATCGTCTACAGATTTACTGCATTTGTCGGATATTATTATCTCGATCCCACCTTCGTTTCTTAAAAATATAGAGTTTATCCATTTTGCGCTCATTTCAATTGATGGCGCAACTCTTAATGTTCTTAATGTTGGCTTGTATTTTACAAGACAGTTTTGAATTATTCTAAAATCATTATGTCCTTTTTCACTCCTCGTGTCTTCTCTTTTTCCTGATGGATCGCCATAAATAAACACTCCCGATTGATGATTAAAATATCTATTTATAAACTCCTTACAGGTTTCCTCTGTTGTATTCCTGGGCGAAGACAAGCAAATTTCGTCAATTAGCTGTATTTGTTTGTTTACTATCTGATAAACAGTAAGAGTCATGTATGGGTTAACATTGAAGTCAAACGATAGGTGTAATGACCGTGTGCTATCATATTTCGCCTGACCTGTGTGAATGGCTCTATCAAAGAACTTCCAGAAATTACCACCGCTTGTTTTATTTCCCCATTTACCAAGTGCGTAAATTGTGTAATAATATGGGTTTTCTTTCTTTAATTGCAATAATTGCGCTATAAAGCTATCTGGTATCCATTTATTGTCTAAGTACGTGCTGTGGTGGCTTGTGTAAGTCATTTCATGCGTCTTCCCTTCCCCTATATCTATAACCGTTTTATCTGAAAACGACCCATCTGGTTTATCTTTAAAAAAATGCTTCCAAAACCAATGGTCTTGAAAATCACCCTCAACCTCTGGATTTATTGAGAAAATCTCTTGAAGATATTTAGCTTTTTTGGTTCTTATTGATGTTGTTATTGTTATGAAGTCGCCATCAGGTGGTATCTCTTCCTCATACCAAACACCTGTTGGGTCTTTTATTGATTTTAATTTTTTTGGTTCATCTCCACCCCTACAAATAAACTTATTTCCGTTAACGCATCTTATCTCAAGTGGCGAAACATTGAATGTAAACAAATCTTGCAAACCCCAGTCATAAACAATGTCTTTGATTGTCTGAAACTGACTGTCTTTAATGGTATTGTATGTTTTCCTGTATAGGATATACCTAAAATAAGGCTCAGACAAACATCTGTATATTAATTTCTTGGCTGCAAAGATAGATTTTGAACTACCTCTACCACCCCAACAAATCAAATACCTATCAGTATTTTCTACTAAAGGAATGAATGATTTGTTTATCGTTTTATCCCATGGCGGGAGAACTACTTTCATAAATTCTTTTAAATGAGTATCCTTTGTGGTAATTCCTAGTGCCTTTTAGGCAAGCGTGAACATTTCTAAAATCTCCGCCCACAAACTCAGCGGCTTTGTATAAATTCTCTTCAACCGAAACAATCAATCCATTTTTGGAAATAGCGATTGGTTCTTTCTGAGCGTTATTATTGCCCGTTGCGGCTTTTATTTGGTTCGGGTGTCCCTTTTTACCAATCCTATGGTTAGACATCTTTAAAATAGCCTCTGCACTCATTTTTCTGCCTATTTGCCATGATGATCTTCTTTCTTTTACTTCTGGCCTCTTATTTGTTATTTTTAAGCTTTCAGATAGTTTTTTAAGACTGAACTCAGATAGTGTCGCTCTGTGTCCTCCACCTTTACAATTCAACCCTTTTTTAACGGTATTCCACTTATCAATATAATAAATTTCCAACTCATCCAGTTTTGGCTTATCACATTCAATTATAATTTCAAAAACGTGGTTTTCTATTCCGTATTTTTGAAATGAATATGACAACTTAGGGTGGTATTTTGCACTTGATCTTTTGTAGCTATTAAAACGTTTTTTAATATTTACACTCTGACCAACATAAACCCTTCCAGAAGGAGATGTTATTTTGTAAATGCCGCAGATATTACTCATCTTTAATCTCAACGGTTATAATTTTATTTTGCATTTCAATGTCAAGCTTGTCTCCGTATTTTTTAGGTTTTAATTTCATTGCAAGCCACTTCCTGCTTTCTATCATTAACCTAGACCTTTGAACATTGTCTTGTATTGTTGTTGATGAACCTTGATCACCTATAAATTCAATCTCTGTTTTTAGTTCGTTACCTGCAATTTCAAGCATTTCATCAGCCAAAAAATCCGCCTGATCTTCACGCGCGCGCGCGTATATGTTAGCCAGCTCGTCTGAATTTTTTAACCATTCGTAAAAAGAGATTGTCGATATATTGTGTTTTAAACAAATAGACGATAATCCTTTTGAGGAAGTAGCTATCTCATTACATATCGATTCGAAAAGTTTTTGCGTGAACTTATTCTTTTCGGGAGTAGTTTTAGTTTCCCTCTTTTTAGATTTTGGTTTCTTAGCCATAATTACAAAGTTAATGATATCGAGATGCACAAATATAAGTGTTTTTTTAACAGATCGGTTAATTTTAACAAATTACAGGGTTACAGATATAGGATTTGGCAAAAATGGAGTTTGTAACCGCTGTGTTGTTAGATTGGCGTGAGTTTCGGAGCGAGTGGGGTGTATGGTTACAGGTTACGAGTATGGGAAAACCTTTTTTCTATTACCTTTTTTTTTAATTTATTTTTTTTACCCTCTACTATTATATTTATTCTTCTTTTTTTTTCTTTTTAAATAAACAAAGGAAAAGTAAGTAAGAAACCAAGTAACCGTTAAAATAAAGGTTTGGTTTTCAAATAGTTGCAAGTTACGTATCTGTTACATGGTTACATCTCGGAGGGTACAGAACGCAAATTTGACCATATAAAACACGATTTGCAAAACTTACTAAACTACTCTTTTATTCCAAAAATCGGACTTTTTGACCATGGTTTTTAAGGTTTACTAAAATACACTAAATAAAATAATTACACAAATATTCCTAATGTGTAAGAAA